ACCAACAGTTATGTTGATTCGCCCGTCACCGACAATGCCAGGTATGTTAAATGACGCGAACCCGACGATCTGTAGCAGGCGCTCCCAGACTCTCGTCATAAGATCAGCCTGCTGCCATCCTGCACCCCGAGCCTCAGCCAGCTGATCTGTAACCTGTGTAGTAAGCCCTGCATGACCCCACGATCCTCCTCTTGTTGTAACAGGAAAGACTGGAGAAGTCCCGTCAGCAGGATCAACTGCAATACTACAGAGCTTGTCGTCGTAGACCGATGCTTCGTAAGCACCGAGGTACACTGCGCTCATCCCGTCAAAAGCCGGGAACAACGTGAACCCCGACAACGGCAGATGAGACAGCAAAATCACTTGCCAGTCACCGATCACCGAGGCCTTGTAATACCCCGGCAGGTACTCGACCATGATCTGGCCATTGGCTCCAGTACGGTCAACATCGGTACCATCGTCGTGCTTGGTGAAATCAAGCCAACTCACGCTCTTGTAAACCGATCCGTCATCAGCCAGCACCACTCTGCGCAAGCGCTCAAAAATCGGCGATATCCATGTGCCGGGAAACAACCCAACATCAATACCCTGTGCTCGACCAAGGCGGACAAACAGGTCATCAGTCTTATTATACGCCACGCCTACATACATATCCTGCTGAAGATCCGAAACCCCATTTCCTATTAATTCTCCAATCTTATCATCAATACCATTCAAGTGTGATGCTAGATTATCGCCTACTTGATCATAGTTAGTTGGAGTTTTCTTTACTCGTAAATCATCAGCTGTAATACCTGCTTTTTTACTTTTATGCCCATATACATTATAGTTTTCCATTCAAATTTTCTTATTTATATATTTATAAAAAGAAGGCATAAAGAACTTGCTCTACACCTTCTTTTCTGACTATTAACTAACTATGACAATGGTTAGAAACCAACTTTTGTAGCATTTGATACCGTGAGTGCTCCAACGATAGCTTCGAAAGCAGAAATCATTGATGATGCCGTTGAAGGTATACATACAACTGTTTCAACTTGATCATACATATCAGCTTCTGGATAATCAAGATCATAAAGGAATATGTATTGATTATATCCACTTGAAGCAACTGCTTCTGGTACAAATTTACTATACTTTCTTGAAAGTGTAAGATCTCTATAATGACTCAGTCCAGTTCCGTTATTCCATCCAGCAGCAAATTCTTCCATTCTTTGAATGTATTCACCTTTACCTTCAGCAAAACTGAAAGTCGGTGTTACACCACCTGTAATATTATCTGCTACAACAATACTAGTATGACTAGGAACAACAAGAAGTTTTCTTCCATATAGAGTATTTGAACCATCTTCTCCTGCCATACTGATTGTTACAGTAACAACATTACTTGATGCTGAAGCTGTAATAAATCCACCATTAGCTGCTGACTCAGGATCATTATTAATAGCTGCTGCCAGAGCTGTTGCTGTAGCATCTTGACCTGAACCTGCCTGAACAAAAAATGATTTTCTTACAGCTGTTGAATAAGTATAATTCAAATCACCTGATAGTTCAAATTGGAGCCTAACTCCTACTTCTTCACCTTCTTCGATAACAGCATTAGAATCGTCTCCGATTGCTGGAAGTGTTATCGTAATTTTACTTGGTTGTCCAGCTGCGTAAGCTTTCTTAGTAATTGACTTAACTTTATCTAAAGTAATATACTTACCAGCCTGAGTTAAAAATCCATCCCTATTAGAAGGATTTACAACAATTTTAATTTTTTTAGCATCACCTGCATCTGTATTATCTACGGTTACACCAGTATCTACATCAATAACACCCAGTTCTCCATCTGATAGATCAGCAAACCCTGCTGATGCTGCTGAAAGTGTTGTAGCTACTAGAACCTGATTTACACCATGATCTCTTCTCATATTATTTTCTATTTAATTATTTAATTGTGCTTTCAGATTTACATCCGTTGTTAGATCACTAATAGTATCTAACACAGCACTCTCTACAATTTTGTCTTCACATATACTTGATAATTCTGTATCAACATAACCAAATAAAAGTTCATTTTCTAATGATTTATATCCATTTACACTATAACTAGTTCCTGAATCTACAGATCCAATATCAACAGATAAACCTTTAGGTACTCTATTATAAGTTGAATAGTAAGAAAGTATGCTTGATCCTAAAACTGAAACAGTTATTCCACTATCTTCAGCATTATGCATCATTCTTGGTATTTTAATATATGATAATTCTACTTCATTAATAGTAAATCCATCTACATTTAAATGAATTTGTCCATCATACATTATACCATTAATTTCATTCCATTCAAAAGAACTAGTTTTAAACGGAGATTTCTCTCCATATGATTTATTTATGATACAAGGTACGTTCTTTGTTATAGTATTTTTAGTAACATTAACTACACATTTAACAAAAAACATATAATCATTAGGTAAATCAAATGAATATAAATTATTACTTAATGAACCTGTTATCGTTGATTTAGTAATTACATTTTTAAGTTCTTCTCTGATTACATTATCTGATTCTAAAATACCAACTGTATTAGAATCACCAATAATGGATCTTTCTTGAATAAAGTTTAGTTCAGCAATTCTCAATTTCTGATCTATTTCTGGAACTCTGATATTTCTATTCTTTTGTGAATCCAGTTTATTCAGTCCTTGTCGGAACTTATAGTGCATTCTTTTTATCATTTATTAAACACTTAGTTTTTCCATAATAGCTAATTTAAGCTTTTGATTATTTTTATCTTTGAACCAAGCTACAGCATCCTCAAAATCAGCAGCGATAACCTGACCCATATAAACAATCGAAAGACCTTCTTTAGTTAGAATATTTTTCTTTAAAGCTTCATAAATATTAGCTCTAATGTTAAGTTCTGCTTTATCAATAGTAGCATACCTAAGAAATTCCATAGGCTTAGTGTCGATAATCTCATTAATAGCTACATTAATAAAATTATTACTTCTTCCTCTAAGAACTTTATCTGATAAAATGATTGCAATATTAATTTTTTCATCAGCTGGCATTTTAGCGGCTTCTACATAACATTTTTCTACAATCTCATATTTAGAAGCTTTTACAGCTGCTTCGGCTTCTTCATCATGTATATAATGAGTAGCATCAGGCCATAATCCATTTTCCCATTCTTCAAGAGAGTTAGCTACAAATGGAGAAGCTTTAAGAATCTTCCATTTTACAAAATCTCTAGGATTTTCAGAATTAAGAATCATGGTATTGTTTTCCAACTTTATATTACCTTGACTTGAACAATAAAATGGATGAGGTTTATCATAATCAAAAATAGGATCAAGATTAACACCTAACTTTTCTGAATATTCTTTTATTTCTTCATCTGTCATATCAATACCATATTTACCTGTTTCTTGACAGAATAATGCTTGAATAACAGTTGGTCTTTTAAATGACTCATTTTTTGATTTAGAATGCCAAGTATTAAGTTCTAATGGTTTTACTTCAATTTTCATAGTTAATTATTAATTTTTAAGTTTAGTCAGTTAAAAACTACCTTCCTACTTAATTTCAGAAGGTAGTAATTTATTATGAAAGTAAAAAATTATTTATTGAATTAACGATATCATTATCATCATATCTAATTCTAAGTAATCTGATATTATTTAATTTACAATATTTATTTTTCATTTCATCTTTTAGTTGTAGTTCTCTAAATGATTTATCTCCACCTCAATATTTTACCGATTTGAAATGTTGTTCTCCATCATATTCAATACAACAATTATAGTCTGGTAAATAAAAATCAAATTTTAAATGTCTTATATATTTTAAATCATCAAATGTTTTTTGTTTTTGAAAGTTGATATTTAACAGATTTAAACAATCTTCAATTAAATTTTCTCCTTTCGAAAAAGTACATTTTGGACAACCACAACCTTTTAAGAGCATCTCAGCTTTAGTTTCATAATCACCATGTATTTTACAAGTAACTATGACTTTTTCTCTTTTTGATTTGTATACTGTTTTCTCAAAAGAAATATTTGGAATGTTTTTTGATTTTACTACTTCTATAAATTGTTCTTGTGTAAATTGTCTACCATTATTAATATTAATTATTTTATTTGCACATTTTCTACAACCTCTACCAGCTAAATGATGATGTGGATGTTGTAAAAATTCTCCATGTATTGGACAAATTATAATTACTTTTTCTTTGGTTGTTTTATAATCTACTTTAGAATAATCATATTTATTTCCATGTACTTCTTTTACTTTTTCTACAAATTCTTCTGTTGTTAATTTTCTCATTTATATTACTCTGTTTTTTAGTCATTAAACTATACTTACAGAGTAATATAAATAATTAATTCAAATTATACAACAAATTATGGAGAATACTACCCATTAACTTCTTTTAAGGATGAGTTCACCACATTTCGTAGGATCTTCAATATGAATACCAAATTGTTTTTCAACGTGCATACTGTAATAGTTACCTGAGTGAGCCATTAAAGTATTCTGAGTTGGTCCATATGGTCCTTGAAGACCTGCTACATAACCAAGAGCAAATCCATCTTTCTTATCATACCAAGAAATATTAGTATTTCCTGATCCTCCGTTAGAGAAGTCCAAGAATGTAAATCTCATAGATTCAATTGGATAACCAGTAACAGGATCAATTTCAAAGTTAATTTCTCTATCATCATAAAGAGGATTATGTACAAGTTCAAGACTAGAACCATTTGCCATATGATATTTGACAAACTGATATCCACCAGCAAGAGCATTAGCAGAATATTCACTACCTACTTTGTTAGTAAATACCTCTACATTCTGTACAAAACCTTTTTTCTCCATCCAATCCTGAATAGCTCTATGGAAAATAAGCATACCGTATTCACCAGTAAATGCTTTAATATTTCTTCCTGACCCAGGTTTTACTCTTCCGTAGAAGATATCCATTAGATAGTCTTCAATCAAACTAGCTGAAAGATGTGAATAATAGTTCACATGTGATTCTTTAAGCTGTTCCTGTACACCTGGACCTGAATAAATAGGTCTTCCATTTTCATCAAGAACAGTGTTAGTTGGTTTTGAATACCAAGCTGCTCTTTCTAATTCTCTATACCATTGTTCCCAATATTCAACTTCAGCATATTTAACCCAGTAACCGTGTTTTCCACCATTACTATCAGTCATCATAACAGCTAAAACTTCATTTGCAGCATCACCAGTAATTTCATATTTCTTTCTGAATCTACTCATTCTGTTTTTAAGTGTTAATGGCATACTGAACTGAGTTGAACCATCTTGTTTTGATGCTTCACCATACTGAGCAAACACCTTAGCCCATTTGGTTCCAACAGCTAAATACTTAACAGGAAGGAAAGCTGAAGAATCATCATTCATAAGTCTTACTTCATAAACAACACCATTACCTTGTCTTCCAACAATACTCTGGATTCTGATCTGATAATCAGGATTTCCCGGTTGTAGAACATCACCCGGTAGATACCAATCTTCATCAAGTTTAATTCTGAAGATAGTATTATATTTTCCCGGAGTTGAATTACCAGATTCAACATTTTCTACAATTACAAGTGGTCTTGTAGAAGTACCCCTTAACTGCCATTCCCATTCAGTTGTATCAATAACTTTTTTACTACCAGTTTTATTAACCATAGCTGTCAGAGGATTATCTGCATATCTCTGAGCTGTAAAAAGCTTTGTAGCTATTGGTTCAATAACTTGTGGTTTCAGAAGCATAGCTGCTCCTAGATGATTTTTTTCCGTAAAGTTAGCTGACCAAGGTAGCCTCTCTACAATCATACTATTAATTACTTTTCCCATATTATTTAATTTTTAATTTTTTATGAACTAAAGTATTCATTCAATTTATCTTTATAATTCGATTTTGTCTTTCTCATATTATTCAGACTGTCCTTGACTTTATTAGAAACTTTAGACTCAACGGTTTTTGTTATATCACTAAAATCAAAATCACTTTGGAGAAGTTTCGCCATAATAACAAGTTTTTTAGGATCAGAAAGTGCTTCACTCATTTTTACTTGTAGTTGACTTACATATCCATTTTCTGTTTTAACAGTTGGTCGAGTAATAAAATTTAACAATGAATCTTTATTTTTTCGGTTAAGTTTAAATCCGTTTAGATCACTAGTATTATTGATTACTTCGACTACGTTCTTTTTGAATTCCCTACTTTGTTCTTCTTGAGTTCTTTTATATTCTTCTTGTCTTTCTAAAATAGCTTGTCTTTCTTTGTCAACTTTTCTAGAATAAAGAGAAAAATATCTTTCTGCATTTTTATCTAGTTTTCCTAGATCCTTCAGATCATCTACTGTTTCCTTAGCTTCTTCAGCAGTCATCCCTTCTTCATTAGTAAGATAAAATCTTAGAAATTTTTCTTGATCTTCTTCTGAATCAACTGACTGTACCGGTAATGCTGCTTCCTTCTGATAAGTATTTAAAAACTGTGAAATAGTACCACCTTCTTTAAGAAACTTAATCAACTGTTTACCATCATTACCAAGATCATCAGCATAAGAATCTAATGCTTCACTAACTTTTGTATCAATAGTTTCATCAATTCTTTCAATAAGTTTTACTTGATCAAAATCTTCTCCTATTTCTTCATCTTCACTAAATAGTCCAAATTCTTTTAAGCTTTCAACGAACTCTTTTACTGATGATTCATTTTTTTCTTCAGATTCATTATCTTTTTCTTCATCATCAATAACTAAGTCAAGATCTTCTTCATTCGTTTCTTCATCTTTTTCAGATTTAGAATCATCATTTCCTTCTTCTACTTTTTTTTCTTCAGATTCATCTTCAAATACTGATATATCAAAAGTAGCATCTTCTTTTGATTCTTTACCTTTTGATTCAATAAATTCAAATCCTTCTTCATCCCAACTAAAACTGTTAACTTCAGTCATATAATTTCTCCTTTATCATAGTTAATATAATTTATGAATTTTTGTACAAAATAAAAATGTACAATTCATTTTATTTTACTTATTGCTTTTTTTGTTACTTTCTTTAATCTTTTTTTCTTCAAGCTTTAATTTTTCTTTATCAACCATTTTTTCATGTTGAAATTTAGATTCATCAAGAGCTTGTTTTTTAGCTTTAATATCAGTTTCAACACCTTTTCTAGCTATTTCAAGAATATCCAGTTCTCCATTATCATTCATATCTTTATCAGGATTAAATCCAGCAGACATAACAACTTGTTTTTCAAGATCAAGTTTACCTTTAAGTTGTATCTCTTCCATCTCGAACTGATGCTTTGTTTGTTCCATTTGAAGTTCTTGTTTGAACATTTCTTCTTGAGCTATTCTTTGTTGTTCAAGCAACCTCATTTCTCTTTCCTGTGATTTTTCTTGTGCTCTTTCAAGTAGTTCTTCAGCCTCAACAAGTGAATCACTTCTAAGAATCTTTACAATATCACTTAAATCAGCTTTATCATTTTGTAGAGCAGCTTGTGACAGTTGTTGAATAAGTTCTTTAATTTCCCAAGCTTTACTAGAATTAGATATAAATATTCCATAAGTAGAATTATCAAGTAATTCTTTATCCACTTTCAACATTTGAACAGACATGTCATCTAGAATATAAGTAAGTTGACCAATAGCTTCTGGTTTACTATAAGTAATTTTACATTGTTCTACTAAAGCCTCAAGTGTTCTTTTTTTAATATTATCATGAAAAGTAAAAAATGGTTCAACAATATTAGATGCCATTGACATATTAGATTGTGTGTTACCAACAGCAGCTCTTTTTTCAACTTGTCCTTCAAGTTCTGGAGTAATACCAACTGTTCGACCACATTTATCTTCAACATACTCTGCTAAGTTTATATATCGAGTAAGATCACTCATGGTACTAAGATCAATTTCTTTAGCAGCATTTGATACATCTTGTGTTGTAGTTTTTTCGGCTGTAGGATCTATAAAACCAATCTTTAAAGTATCAAGATAATACATCCATTTTTCTAAACTTATACCTAAACTTTTTGGTATTAATTTAGGATTAATCATAACCACTTTACCTTTATCAGCAGCCATGAGTCTTTCCATTCTGTACATAATAATATTATAATAATACTGCCAGATTTTCATCCTATCTACAAATGAAGTTGGTCTTGCATTAGTATTATCATAAATAGAACCATAATAGGAAAGCTTAACCTCCATCAAGTTATTGATATCTTTATATTGACCTTCTAATGGTCTAAGCTTCTTATAGATATCAGTACCTATTCGATATCCTTCATGTACTTCTGGTATCCATTTCCATTGAATTGATCTATCAACTTCTCTAATTGAATGACTCTCATCTACAATAGTAGTATAAATTTCTCCATCCTCTTCATATCTAAGAATACCAATCTTTTTTAAAGATTTCCATACAGTATGAAGAACAGGTATTTTATCTCTACTATCATCTGGATGATCAGTAAAAGCATTCATTATATCAACACCTTTATTATCAGAAAGATCATAAATTTTGTCAATTTCTTTTTCAGTTAGTTCGTCAGAAAAGAAGGATATAACTTCAGATGGTGACATATATTTTTCATAAGTACACCATTCACCATCCTCAATATATTTCGTATCAGGTGATTTATCAAAGTCAAAATTCAATGGATTAATAACTTCCAATCTTGGTTTATTATTAGCTTCCCCTACCCAATATACTTCATATGCAGAAATAACTCCATGTTTAAATCCTTCATTAAAAATTGATTTAGCATCAACATTTGAAGTACTATAATTAAATAATTGAGATATTAATACTTCAGCAGGATCTTGATGATCCCTTTTCATATAAACATTTACTTCTTCAGGAGTACTTGTTTTTATTTCTTCTTGAACCTGTTTTTCAAGAGCCTGAAATTCTTCTTCACTTAAATCTCTACCTTTTAATTCTTTCTGATATTTTTCTCGAATATCAGTTTCAATAGGCAACATTATCTGAGAATAAACCCATTCTTTCAATTTGGAAAAATGTTCTTCTTCTTTTCTATTAGTAGCTTCTTCATTAACAGCTACAATTTTATAAGAAAAAGGACGTTTCATTTCCATACCAATGAGTGATTTAAGTTTTCCACTTACGATGTCTTTGTTATTAAAATCAGCTGGTAATCCAAGTTCTTCATTAGTATTGTATGGATCAGTTATATACTTGAAATCATTAGTATCAATTTCTCCATTGAAAATTTTATAATTAATTCTTTTTTTGATTAGATTATTATCACCAAAATAAGTTGATGTACTATTCTTTCGATTACCAAATGAATCAACCTTATCTTTATACCACTGTTTTTTATTGGCATCTTTTTCTTTTTGTGTAATTCTATTTCTATCTTTTAATTTCATTTTTTAAATAAATTTTTAGTAAACGCTTCCATTTCTTTGATGACATCATAATTGTTTCTTTCATATATCTTATCTTCCTCTTCTTCTTCAAGATACATTTGAAGAATAATGAATGCACTAATTCTATCAAAGTTACCCTTTCTATTATATTGAATTAATTCTTCTAATAGTCCGGGATCATATATTGTTTGTAAATTTAAAATAGTTTCACCATTCTCATCAATATTTTTTTCAGTCAGTAGCCATCTTTTTATATATTTTTCTCCTGCATCTTTAAGTTTTTCTACCATATGTATACCATATACACGTGATACTTTACTATTTTTAATATTAGTACTAATAACTCTATCAGGTTGTAAAGCTAATAAATGAAGTTTCTTTCTTCTTTGAAAATAAGATTTTACTGATGTAACTTCATTCTCAAATCCTATTTCAGCATTATATAACTCAGATAACATCTCTAAGTTTCTATGAAAATCATCAGATGTATTCGGTCTGCCAATATAACTAGCTACAATACAATCATAAGTTGGTTGTCCTCTCATAAATCCTTTATAAACATAAGCAGCTCCTAATGATGTAGAATTTTCAGCTTGATCTTGTCTATAAGGATCATATCCTATTTTATAAAGTCCATCAGGAGCATTATTAACTGGATATTCATAAATGACTGGACAGCCAGTTATATCTTCTTGTTTAATAGCATATTCCCATATAGGACTTACACTATTGTCAAGTATAGGATTACTTTGTATTCCACCATCTTCTCTTCTTGTTAAAATAACTGGTTGACCTTTTTTAAGGTTTAAATTTTCTCTCTTAACTAAATTTAATTGTTGTTGTAATTCTTGAATAGGAAAATCGTTAGTAGATACCATCAAGAAAGCTTCTGATGGTTTATGTGGTCTTTCCTGTACTCTTTGTTGTAAACTAGCTGAAGATGAAGCAGCATTTCTTAATTGATTTCTTTTATCAACTTCATATTTGATAGCAGCTTCTTTATCACTATTACCTTGTTCGTCATAAAAACCTTCTAAATTCATATAATCAGGATGAAAAAATCCACAATAACTATTTGTAGCATTATCATCCCACCTGTTGACAAAAGGCATCAAGTCAAATTCTTCAGGATTATAGAACATTCTAGCAAAGTCAACAGTACCACTCTCCATATCACCGCCTGTATTAGCAGTAATAAATCCATTTGCTATATAATTATGATAACCAGAAGCATTCAAATTGTATACCTCTTGTTCACCGATACATTCAATTTTTGTTACTCTTTCAAATGTAATATCGTTTAGTATTGAATCTTCTTTAATATAGTCATGAGTGCCATCTTTTATATATGTAGAAAGATGCGAGTTAAAATTACGATTTCCTTTTTCAAAATTACTTAAAGTTCTAATTTTCTTACTATGAATAATAGGAATATTAATTTTAAACAGTTCTATATCTTTATCTTTTCCTATGTAAAGTCTATAAATATAATCTTTTTGACCTTCATATCCTTCTGATGGTTCTCCATTTCTATTTTCTTTATAAATGTTACAATGAATACCAAATTTTAATAGTTGATATTTTACTTGTTCCAGTAAAGTAAGTGAAATGTTAGTTAATACAATTCTAGTTTTATTTTTAGACTCTGAAAAATTTACATTTCCATCACCATCAAATAAACCAGCAATTAATTCACTTAATGATCTTTTATCATAAGAATCAATGTTATCAGGGAGACACTTTTTTTCTTTTGTCTTATTATAAAGATTATTGCTTCTGAAATAATCTCTCATACCTCTTATATAAAAGTCAGTAAATAATTCTCCATTAGACGTAGTAAATTCTTGTCTTATTGTACAAGAATAATTTTCTTTGATAAAATTACGAGTATTATCATCATCAACACATACTGACATTCCTTTAAAATAACCATCTGTTAACATTAATCCAGTTAATCTAGCATGGTTATAGTAAGTATCTCCAAAAATAGGTATTTGTAAAATTCTAGCTATGTAGTCTCCAATTTGTATACTTTCTGCTTTTTTAAAAGAATATTTAAATACGTTAGAATTATTTTTAAAACTGCTTCTTTCACTTCTTCTAGAAGAAAGTAAAGGATGATCATCTGAACATTCTATAATATTATTACCAGTTGTTATTATTCTATAACAATTCTTTTTAGCTGGTGGTTTAAACCAGTTAATATCTTGTTTCTGAATAGAATCTCCATTATATCCTACAATACCATCTTCTTGTTTTAAATCTTCAATATTTACTACTTTTCCATTATTAGTATATACTTTAGTTCCAGCACAAACACAACCAAAGATAATCATTTGTCCAGTAGTATATTTACCAGCACCTAAACCTTCTTTTGTAGCTACAAAGGAATCAGCTAGATTTGGAAATTTACCAGCTTCTTCAAATAAGAGTAATTTAGCATCTTTACCTCTAGCAGCATCAGGGTTATCTTTAAAGGTTATCGCCATTAATTCAGACTTATATCCTTCTTCAATCTTTACACCATTCTTAATTCTCACATAAGAAAGTTTTCTATGTTCCTGTTTGTCAACATATTCTCTCGCTTTAGTCCATGCTGTATGACTATTAATATGGTCAAGATAACTTGAAGCCATACCCATAGTTCCTCTTGGATAAAGATATTTTTTATCAAATGCTCCAAGGATAACCAAAGTATCAGGTTCAGAATTAACCATGTTAGCACATATAGCCGCATTTTTATAAGAGTAGCCTTTTCTTCTAGATTTTCCAACGATCATGTGATGACCACCAGATAAGTATTTGTCATCAACTTTAAAATCTAAATGTAGACCATCAACAAATTCTCTTGTAGCACCTTCTCTTGCTAAATCTAATGCCCAAAAATAGTTATAGTCACCATCCCAAAATGCAGGTGTAGATGAAACTTTAGTAGCTTTTTTACTATTAGTATTTTCACCTACAAGCATGATCTCTACAAAATTCAAATAGAAATAATGATGACCAGTTATTCTTACTCCTCCAACTGAATAACCTTCTTTACAACGTTTAAGTTGTTCATCCCAATATTCTATCCAACCATAACTATTTGGCATATCTGGACAATAATAACCATTCTTTTTGAAAGCAATAGCTTCTTCTCTAAATACATTAGAGTTTATCCAGATACCTTCTGGATTTCTTATAGCATTATCAGTTCCTGAAATCATATATTAGTAGAATTGTTAATACGTTTTTTGGTCATAAGTTTAAGTTTTAATTTCAGTATATCCTTCTTCAAACGCTTCTTTTGGTGAAAACGATTGGTATCCATCTTTATACCTTACATAATAACCACCAACTTTAGGTTCATGTTTTTCTATATACTTATTATCAACTGTGATGGTTCCATCAATAGTTACTATATTAGAATATTTAGTAGATTTATCTTTACTCATACCAGCATTATAATCAATATAAATTATTTCAGCTCCCTCTACAATTTTATTACATTTGTATTTTTTTAAATTTGTCATAGTATTTATTTAGTTAATGGTCTTTTTTCATAATGACCAGGTTCTCTATTACCTCTAGTTTTAGAAGATTCATACAATTGTTGTTGTACTCTTTTACGAGTATCAGCAATATTTTTTAAGATATCACCAGCATCTGATGTCATCCTGATAACATCTTTAACATTGTATTTAAGTCTACCTTGAACATCAGTTTCAGAGAAATCTACTCCTTTTGCCCAATTAATAGTTTTATTAGCTACATCTTCTAGTGATTTAAGATATCGAAGTTCAACTGAACCTTTTTCTTCAATATCTTTATATACTTCCATACCTGTAAGAACCAATTCATCTGGTATATATTTGACATCCTTCATTACTTGTTGACATATTTTACTATGTCTCTCATAACTTTCCATACCTATAAAAGGATTTTCTTTTCTATAAGAACACATGAATTCTATATAAGCAAATTCTTTCATAGCTCTAGAATGTTTATCCTTATCAGGATCTCTTTCCCAAATCTCCTTAAATGGAGATATCAACAGTGTTTCAGGTATTGGTATAACAACACCTTGATGTATCTCAAACATAAACTACACTTCTTCAATTTTAAAACTGTCTTCCATATCTACTACTACTAAAGGATAATCACCATTAAACATATATGGAAAGTTATTAAGGGAATGTCTTACAGCTAACTCTACAGAATTAGAATATAATAATTCATTAAATGTTTCTTTATTTACATAAATAACTAATTCAGATTCTTCTGGGTAAGAATAAATCTCTGAAAAAATTATTTGATCTGGATTTTCGCTCATTGATTTTTATTAATTAAGGTTTAACAAACTGAAAGTGCATCCAATCATAATTTTTAACTTCTCCTAAATTAAAAGCACCTTGTTTGTTCCAAGCATCCATAAATTCAGCATAATCAGGTGTAGCAAATACAGCTTTATCTCTACCCCATCTCAATTGATTCTGAGATGGATTAAAATCAAAAGCAATTCCCCAATTGTGAGTAGATGGTTTAGAGCCACCTTTCATACTTCTTGGTGGATTTGCTAAACATCCTCCATATAAATCTAATCCTAATGCTTTAATATCTTTAGAGGAATAAATAGATTTAACTTCTTCCATCACTTTTATGAATGGTTCAGCTATCTTTTTATGACAAGTAGTTTTTCTTACGATTTGTTTAGGATCCCAAGCTAATTTAAGATAGTAAGGTAGGTCGATAGTAATGAGATTTGCTCCGGCAGAACCATAAAATTCATCAATTTTATTATAGGAAGGATAAATAGACTTGGCTTTTTTATACTGATTTTTATTATCTTTTCTCCAATCAGTAATTTCTTTCTTTGTAATTAAATCAGAAGCTGTATGTAATGCTTCATCTGTTAATGGTCCATAAAAACCATCAATAGGCCCGGGATTTATACCAACAGTATTTTTTAGATAAAATTGCAAGAATGCAATAACCTTTCTATCTTCTGACCAACTCTCTTTAATCAGTTTTTTAAAGTCATCATCCCTACTTGAAGATTGTTCTCTTTTGAGTTTTTCACCATATTTTATAGCTAACTCATGATTGCCGTAATTCATAATTATTAATTGAATTTATTAATTCATCAAATCTTTTCTTTGTCATTCTGTTATTAGAATATTCATGCTCATAAAGTTTTTTTAATCCAGCTACCCTTTTAGGATAAACTGTAAACTTTCCAAAATGTTTAATTCTCACAGTTTCTAAAGATCCTGATTCGATTGTTTTTCTTGTTTGATATAATAAACCATTTTTTAAGATATCTTCCAATTGTTTTTTACTAAGATCTGGATAATCTTTTTTAATAAGCTCATAAAATTCTTCAAACATTATCAGTATTAACTAATTTTATTATATAATTTTGTTCTTCTCTTTCTGGAAATAATATAGGAATTAATTCTAACTTATCATTATTATCCTGAATAAATCCTTTCTTAATCAATGATTTAATATAATTAGTTAAATACTGATGACTAATTCCCAGCATATTTCTTACTACTTGTCTTCCTGTAGTTGAAAATCTATCATCAGCTAGTGTACCAGTGATAGAAAGAAAAGCTGCAATAATCTCTACTTCTTTAGGAGTCATTTTTATAGGAAGTAAAGAATTTACAATACTCATATGAGTAATATAAAATTCTTTATTATTCAGTCTTAGTTGTTTTTTTAATGGTTTCATAATCGTCATAGTTTTTATTATAAATCAATAGTACAAAATTTTTTATATTATTCAAAATTTTTTTATAAAATTTTTATGGACGATGAATAAATATAAAACTTCTTATAAAAATTTTTTATGAAATATGAATGAATCTTTTTATGAATTACGAGTGAATGTAAGTCTATACTATCACACCCACCCCATCGAATTTTAGGGGAAACACCCCCGCCAGTAATTCTCATAAGTTTTTTTCAACCCGTAAATATAATAATTATGTACTATGTCATTGAAGAAGTGGCAAGTGTCTGTATACGTGAATGTGACAGTTGGGAAGATGCTATGGCACTTTTAGCAGAAGAAGGACTAACTGGTGAAGAGTCTGATCGATATCTCATTCTTTCAGAAGAGGAATATCGCGAGCTTTTTCAACACTAAACTACAGGATCATGTATGAAGTTGTCCTTGTCGATGAAGAACTTACAGCTTATGAAGAAATTGTCTATAATAATTAAACAGTACGCATTCGCAATATTAGCTGGTAGTATTATCAGCTATATCATCTTAGAATGGCTACTGTAAAACGATAGGAAGTTAGGGCATGTTCTCTAGCTTCCTATTTATCCTTTTTAAAAGAATCCTAAAACACTCACTAAATCTAATTTCAGGGTTACCCCATGTTAATCTTTTTAACCACTATTATTACTATCATGAAAATTATTTCAACAGAGTTAGGTCTTATGAAAGTGAACGGAGAAGAAACTTACTTCGTTGTAGGACCGAACACGCCAGAAGGGATGAAAGCGTGTCAGATTCGCGAAAAAGTCGATCGTCAGTACGGACAAACTGGATATTCCAGCAACTCCCTTATGTCTATTGCAGGTCTTGTAACTAACCCTGCCAACGTTCAGGTCAGAACCTTCATGGTGAATGTACCTGAGGATTGGGGGGATGAAGATGTTCGTAAGTTAATCGTTGACAAGAAAATCCACATTCGTGCACATTACCAAAATGTTCCATTCGAGGACATCACCTTGAAGACGGCAATCCGTTACGCAGTCGAACGTGGTGAAGATCCTAATGAAGCACGTGCCAGATTTGTTGACAAACAGCTGGTGAAAGCTCCTGATGAAAACGGTGAGCTTGTACCTGTTGTTGTAGATGGTCACAACGTCTACAGAAGGTACGAACTTGTCAGCCTGACAGACAACCCGGAAGCGTTTGAGGATGTTCGGAAAACCATAGAGGTTAACGAACCTGCTAAGACAGAAGTTAACATGGAAGCTATGTCAGAAGCTTACGACGAGCAGGAAGCCTGACGATTGATTGTATGGGGGAGTTCATTCTCCCTCATACAGTCTTTTTTTGTTACCTACATGTAAAAACGACCTACTACACTATGTCTCATTTTGAGAATAAAATAGAATTTACTTATTGCTTTTTATGATATAATTTAATAAAGTTTTGTTAAATCTTTGTTAAATCTATTGCAAAATCCAATAATTTTGTTAAATTTGAGGTTAAAAACCACAGTTTTAACTGGGGTTTCCGTACTAGTCTCCCGACTGTAAGTTCTCGTTAACCATTTACGAGTTTAATCAGCCGACTACTGAGTACGATGACACCGACCTCTTAAGAGTAAAATACTAAGGGGTTTCTTTCTTTACCCCACTTTCTTTCTTTGTAGGTATGTAAAAATAATAATACATCTATCATAATAAATAATAAATTATTTTTAAATATTGGAAACTAATTAAATATAAATTTTGTTATAATAGATAGATTATTATACCGAAAGTTGGAGGGGGGATTGTTAAGGGGGGAACCTTAGCATTGTTTTTTTTGACTACCTTATATAATATCTATTATTCTTTAATAGTAGATAATACTAATCACATCTAGAAGTAAATAATTAATCATATCTAAGCATTTATAATTAATCATATATAGAAATAAGTATAGAATCATATGTAAGTATTTATATCTATTTATAGTAAAATATTGCTATAAATAAGTGTATTTACGTGAATATCAATTCTGTTAAGTTATTATTATGTAATGATTTAGGTTATGTATGAGTATATGTTTATGTATATGTTTAAACATCACATATGTATTTCAACTACTAACACACCAATCAATATACTGAACGGTATATATTTATAGCGTTTTTTAACTTTTTCATATTCAAACACTATCATTAACACTACTTAAATCAATAAGGAAACTATCATGTCAGACAATTTAAAACTTCAAGATAGAAAGACGTATAAGAGTGGTAATGGTGATATAGTCACTGTCACTCTTATTGATGAAAATTCTGATTATCCTTTCAAAGGGGACAATAACCATCGTTATATGGCTGATGGTAGATATATTCCAGAAGACGATCAACCTGTAAGTTGTTTTAAGCTTGTTTCTGAAATATAATAAAGCAAAATAAAAAGAATTAAAATGAAAAATATCATGACAAACAAAGAAGCATTGGAAAACAATAAAATAAACAGTGTAAAATTATGAAAAACATGAAAATCTATATTAAAAATCAAGAATATTACAAAATTGTTCTAGATACATTATCA